CGAGCAGAAGCTTGTGACGTCCGGTGGAACAAAAAAAGGATTCCTCCAGGCAGACAATAAGCTGAAACAGGAGGAGATCAATTTACTGCGGCAGGCGTTCCGGAACCTGTATGGGTCCAACGATGAAAATATTGTGGTGCTGAATAACGGAATCAAGTTCCAGCCGGCGGCCAGCACGTCGACAGAAATGCAGCTAAACGAGAATAAGAAGACGATGAGCAATGATATCTGCAAATTATTTATGGTTCCACCAGAGATCATCAACGGGGCCGCGACGGATGCGCAGAAGAAATTGTTCATCCAGGAGGCAATTGTGCCAATTCTCAATGTGATGTGTACTTCGTTAAACCGGGATCTGCTCCTGGAACGCGAAAAGGACACACTCTTTTTCGCTCCGGATCTGACAGAACTGACTCAGGGAGATATCAAAGCGAGATTTGAAGCCTGGGGAATCGCGGCGGATAAGGGAATCATGCAGATCGATGAGATCCGGAAGAAAGAGAATCTGCCGGCGCTTGAAATGCCGTTTATTAAACTTGGACTGCAGGATGTCCTGTATGATCCAAAGACTGGGGACATCTACACGCCGAATACCAATAGTTGGGGTTCTGTAAAGGAAGGTGCGGGAAAGCCGCAGGAAGGAGGTGGAGAGACATGAAAATCACGTTGAGAACGGATTCGATTGAGGTCGAAGGCTATGTGAATGCGGTCGGCCGGGATTCCAGAATGCTGATGGATGAGAACGGGTATTCGTTCCGGGAACAGATTGATCCGGGGACTTTTGCAAAAGCCCTGAGAGCGAAAGCAGATGCGCAGCAGGAGATCAGCTTACTGCTTGACCATAATCAGGGACGTGTCCTTGGAGGAACAGGAAGTAATCTGATGCTGGAAGAGGACTCCATCGGGCTTATGGCCAGAGCTACCATCACAGACCCGGAAGTGATCGAGAAGGCAAGAAACCATCAGTTACGTGGCTGGTCATTCGGTTTCCGGAGGCTGGACAGCAGGGAGGAGTACACGAGTACCTGCCGCCGGATCATCGTCACGGAGATGGATCTGGTTGAGGTTACACTGGTGGATGATCAGGCGATTCCGGCCTATGCCGGTACATCGGTACATACACGGACCGATGGAACAGAGGAGCATATTCAGACACGTGCCATGGATGGAAATGTGTATACCTATCGGGAGCAGGATGAGATCGTTCCGCCGGCACCGCCGGTTGATAACGGTAAATATTACAATATCATCAAAGAGTTAAAGGAGAGAAGCAGATGAACGAGAAAGAGCTGAGAGAAAAGAGAGACCAGATCGTGGAGCAGATGCAGGCGATCACAGACAATGCCACCAATGTGGAGAAAAGGACTCTGACGACAGAGGAGCAGCAGAAGTTTGCGGGCTTAAAGAAAGAGGTCGAGGACATCGACGCGACTCTGGAAGCGATGGAGCAGTCCAGAACCCTTTTACCGCCGGTGAAAACACCGGAGAAGAAGGAACCGGTTGAGGATATCGAAATCCGTACCTTTGCAAACATCATCAGAAACCGTGTTGACGCGAACATCACCAAGACCGCTAATGGAGCCGTGATCCCGACGACGATCGCGAAGAAGATCATCGATGTCGCAAAGGACAGATCTCCGTTATTCAAAGACGCTGAGAAGTACAATATCCGCGGCACCGTATCGATTCCGTATGTTGACACAGACAACGACAATATTACAGTGGCGTATGCGACCGAATTCACGGAGCTGGAAGCGAAGGATACGAAGCTTCTTACTGTGGATCTGAAAGGGTTCCTTGCCGGAGCACTCTGCAAAGTTTCCAGAAGCCTTTTAAACAGCACAGATCTTGACCTTACTACCTTCGTAGTCAACAAGATGGGTGCTGCCCTTGCGGACTTCCTGGACAAGCAGATCATCCAGGGGGATTCCACTCACATTACAGGACTTTCCACCGCGACTCAGATCGTTACTGCAAAAGCGGCAACAGCGATCACAGCGGATGAGCTGATCACACTCAAGAATAAACTGAAATCCGTATTCCAGGCGGGAGCTTACTGGGTTATGGCACCGGATACCTTAACTGCGGTACAGCAGTTAAAGGATGAAAACGGCAGATATCTCTTTAACGATGAGATCAAGAACGGATTTTCCGGAACGATCCTTGGAAAGCCGGTCTACACATCTGACCAGTGTCCGGGAATGGCAGCGACCAAGACTGCAATCTTTTACATCAGTCCGAAACAGGCTCTTGCGGCGAAGATTGTGGAGGACTCTGTGCAGATCTTAAACGAGAAGTACGCAACACAGCACGCGATCGGAGTCGTTGAGTGGGCGGAAGTGGACTGTAAGATCCAGAACCAGCAGGCTGTCGCTGTCCTCAAGATGGCGGCATCATAATGAGGGTGCGGGCACTCCGCAGCTTCGCAGGAAACGGGTTCGCCGGGTACAAGGGGACAGAACTTGAGGTCCCCGATGAGACCGGAGCGGACCTGATACGTGCGGGGTACGCGGAAAAAATCGAGGAAGAAACGGGGAATCCGGATATTTTAGAAGCTCCGGTGGATGAGCCGATGGAAATTGTGGATAAACCGAAGAAAACCAGCAAAAAGAAGGTATGAGGTGAGTGATGAAGGCGAGTGAACTGAAAGCGGCGGATCTTGCCGGATATCTCAGAATCGAACCGGACGATCTCGATAAAACTGAGACGGTGATGCTGGAGGCGTTCTTAAATGCGGCGAGAAATTACGCGCAGAATTACACCGGCCAGACGATCGAACGCCTGGATCCACATGAAGATGTGGCGATCGCGGTTCTTTGTCTGGCAGGGGATCTGTATACGAACCGTGATATGTATACGCAGTTAAAGGGCACCGGAAACAGCGTACAAAACCAGACGGTGCGGAGTATCCTTAACATGTACTGCGTGAATTTTGTTCCGGGGGAAAGTGAGCTTCTGGGAGAGGAGGAAGGCTGATGTATGTACTGGATGCCGGTCGGCTGAAAAAGCGGATTTCCATCTACGGATACCAGGAGATTACCGATGATCTCGGGCAGAAAAGTACCAGGATCGTAAAAAAAGCCTCGGTGTGGGCGGAGATCAGACCGGTCCGGGGCATGGAGTTTCTGGAATATTACCGGGATGCGAATGAGCTGCAGTATAAGATCACGATCCGGTACCGGAAGGGACTCACAGAGAAGGATGTCATTGTCCGGGGAAAGACACAGTATGAGATCAATTCCATCATCGACATTGATGAGGAGCATATTGCACTTGAGATCTACTGCACCGAGTCGAAGGACAAGAAAATTCCGGAAATGGAGACGGTAGATGAGTGATTGCGAGTTTACGGTTGACGGTCTGGAAGACCTTATAAACGATTTTAATAAAATTGTGAAGGAATATCCGGATGCGGCGGAAAAAGAGCTGTATCGGCAAGCTGGGAAGTGGAGCGAGGATGTAAATGAGAAGATGCCAGAATCGTATGAAAAAAGCGGTCTAAAAAAGTGGAAGCGGTCACGTATACGTGATTTTAGTGGACATACATTGGAAATTGATGTTGCTAATAAAGCCTCACACTGGCATTTAATCGAGAATGGTCATGAGCTTTATATCAACCCAACACAATATGCCATCTTGATGAAAGATGAAGGGACATCCATGAGCGGACATAAGAGAAAACACCGATCAAAAGGTCGCAAGGGAATGATCCACGCCGGTTTCGTTCCTGGAAAGCATTATGCGGAAAAGACCAGGAAAGAATGGCAGTCCATCTATCCGGAAAGGATCAAGAAATTTATCGATAAAATGTTAAAGGACCACAATTTATGAAGAAACCACTTTATACGATCGTGGACGTAAAGAAGACCTGTAATGAGCTTTTGCAGACAATGTTTCCGGAAATTAAGGTATATGGAAACGGAGTATACGACGGCTATACACGGCCTTCTTTTTTTACAGAAATATTGGAGACATCCAACAACTTAAGTCCGTATCAGCGCTCCCGTGGGTACTCCTACAAAATCACGTATTTTGAGACGACCCACAATGAGAAGCGCTGCATGGAAATCTATGAGGAAATCCTGTACGTGTTCGGCATCGATGTGACGATCCGGACGGAGGACCGGAAGATGCGTCTACTGGTGGACAGTATCGATTTCCAGTGGATCGACACGAATGCGGACAAGATGCAGATCACCATCGACTTTGCGGATACTGTGCAGATCGGCGGAAGAACAGAGACGGAAGATATCGCGGAATCCTGCGAGACCGTGGTCAGGAATGAAAGTGAGGGAGAATAATGGGACTTGGAGTACCAAGCGTAAATATTGCGTTTATTGAGCAGTCGATCACTGCGATCCAGAGGGGAGAAAGAGGCATTATCGCCATGATCCTCACGGATGCGGGGATGGATGATAAGAGTTCTTTTACGGTATTTGATGTATCGGATATTCCGGAAGGGCTGAGCGAGGCAAACAAGCAGCAGTTAAAGTTTGCCCTGATGGGTTATCAGACGGCACCGAGAAAGATCATCGGATACTGCATGAAGACATCGGAGGGATATACAGACGCCTTAAAATGGGCGGCAACCCAGAAGTTTAATTATCTGGTAGCAACAACGGCAGAAACGGATGAGAAGTCCCAGGACATTGTATCCTGGATCAAATCCCAGAGAACCAACAACCATATGACATACAAGGCGGTACTCTCCAATACCGCGGCGGATTGTGAGGCAATTGTAAACCTGACCTCCGGAGCAACAATGGGAGATACCGCGTACACCGCGGAACAGCTGTGCTCCAGAGTAGCGGGAATTATCTGCGGGACTCCGCTCACAATGTCCTGCACCTATGCGCCGCTTACGGAAATGTCAGACTGTGACCGGCTTACCGAAACAGAGCTTTCGGCAGCAGTGGATCGTGGAGAGCTGAAATTCATGTGGGATGGAGAAAAGGTCAAGCTGTGCCGCGGAGTCAATTCCTTCGTCACGACAGCGGACGGAAAGGGCGAGTCCTACCAGAAGATCAAGATCATAGACGCGATGGACATGATCGCGGATGATATCCGGCTGACCGCCCAGGACAGCTATATCGGCAAGTATGCGAACTCTTACGATAACAAGTGCCTTCTGGTAACGGCTATCAACGGATATTTCAATACCTTAATTTCCGATAAGGTTCTGGGATCCGGAAGCTGCAAGATCAACGTGGAGGCACAGAGGAACTTCTTTGTATCACAGGGAGGAAAACTTGTGATCGATGGCGAGACCGTCAATGTGGAAGATTGTTCCGATGATGATATCAAGCGCGGGAATACGAAATCAAAGGTATATCTGCGGGCAGATATCTCCATTCTGGATGCGATCGAGGACATTGAGCTGCCGATTTATATTGGGTAAGGAGGGAATAACGGATGGAAGGATATGCATCGGATCAGGTGTATAACGGCACCTATGGAGAGGTTTGGGTCAATGGAAACTATCTGGCAGAGACCAAGAGCTTCCGCGCCGAAGTCAATTGTAACTATGAGGCGGTGCCTCAGGCCAGAGACCTGATGGATGGTCAGAAGCTGACCGGTCTGGAAGGTCAGGGCGAAATGGTACTGCACAAGGTATCTTCGTATATGATGAATCTGCTTTCCAAGTCTTTGAAAGCTGGAAAAGTCCCGGATATTACGATCATCGGAAAAATCGACGATCCGAGTGCAATCGGCCAGGAACGGGTCGCAATGTATCATTGCAAATTCGCAAAGATGATTCTGGCAGACTGGGAGCGTAAGAAGATCGGAGAAGAGTCTTACTCCTTCACATTTGAGAAGTGGGATATCTTAGATTCTACAAAATAGGGAGGAATATACCATGAATATTGTTGATTTACTGTTAAAGCTGGATTCCGGAAAACTTACGATCGCACCGACAAAAAAGGTGAGAATCAAAAGGCTTTCAGAAATGGCGGGAGAAGATGTGTACTTCACCGTGAAAGCCATTTCCGGTAGACGGTTCACTGAACTTTCTGAGCAGGTATATGGAGATGACGGAGAGGTCGAGATGGGAAAATCCTACGATGCAAACCTTATGATCGCTGTGGAGGGCATCGTTGAACCGGACTTGAGAAACTCAGATCTTTTAAAGCACTATGGATGCGCAACGCCGAAGGACCTTGCTGAAAAGCTTCTGAACGGCGGAGAAATTACAAAGATTTCCTCTGTTATTGCGGACCTTTCCGGATATGGAAAGGATAAGGAAGCAGAAATAAAAAACTCATCTACACGGACAACGAAGTAAACACCGCCTACTTGTTATTCCGTGATAAGAATTGGACGCCCTCAGATTACTACGGACTCCCGGAAGGAGAACGTAGGATCGTGAGGGTGTTTTTGCAGCAGGAAATGAAGGAACGTAAGGACGAGCAGGACAAAATCAGGAGGATGACCAATGGCAAGTAGAGTGATCGATGTCGCATTGAAGCTGCGCGATGCATTTACCGGACCGATGAAAGGTGCAATTTCCTCCCTGACTTCCTTCGATAAAGAAGGCGCCAGAGTCCGGAAGAGCGTGGAAAAGGTCGGGAAGGGGATCGCTGGTGTCGGAACCGCTATGACA